TTTGAGATTTATATTGAACTAGCAGCCGGAGCAGCCGGTAACACCGCATTAGATCTAACTGACTATGTTGACATCGCAGACAATCAAGCATTCGAAGTCCACGAAGTTGACATTGTTCTAGACCCTACTGCGGCTTTCCCTGCAGACACAGAAGCATTGTTTCAACTGGCGGATTCGAATATCGGGGCGTTTGTTAGCCATAGTGATCGTACTTCTTTGTACGTTGCTAGGCAAACCTTTGACCTATCTAATCTAGCTATGTATCACCAGGAGAGTTTCAGTTCTCTAACTCCACTTATTGTATCAAAGACTATCTTCTGCCGTACATCAAGCACAAACGCTTTGGACTTTACTCTTCGAATGAAAGGTCGCATAGTTACACCATCTGCCAAGGATTACATGGCACTTGTACTAACTCAGACTGGTAACGTTGCTTGAGGTGTTCTACTTGGTTAAAGTAGAAGGCACCCTCGAAGAGTTAAGAGAACTCTTTGTCGAAGGAGCCAAGAAAGAGGCTAAGAAAGTAGCAAAGAAGGCTGGTGCTGAAGTTGTTAAGTCTGGTGTTAAGCGTGCTAAGTCTGCGTGGCAAAAGTACATGGCGAACAAAAAGAAGCAAATCAAGTTCAAATCAGGAAAGAAAAAAGGACGTTTAGATCTAAAGAAGATGGGCGCCGCTTTCCGCAGAGAACAACGTAAGAACAAAAGGTGATTGAATGGCTCGAATAATCGATAAAGATACTAGACTCATTGATATTGACTTCGGCGGATTGGACATTGGTATTAGTCGAACTGCAACAAACCCTTGGCCTACTAGTCAAGTCGCTACAGGAAACGGTAGGTCACAATTACTAAACGAAATCTTAGCAAATAACAGAGGAGCAGGTTCTTTTATTCAATACGACAGATTAGACCTAAGTCATATGGTAATGAGTAATGAAGTAATGCTGCCAGTAGAGATCTCTGTGCAAAGAACTTCACCTGTCCCCCTAGGCTTTAGCAACAACGGTAATATGTATGACCAAATTGAAGAATATATCTACGTTTTTAGTAGACCTTTAAACAATACAAACTTGGCTGCAATAACTAACATCTCTGCCAATTATGAAGGTATGAGGGATATGGGACTTGATGGTTCCGAAGGGATTACTTCTGCAATTATGACTGATGTTGCCGGCGTAGCAGGTTGGCCTACTCAGGCTCAAACAATTTACGCAGAGAAAAGAATGTATTCTTACAATTCAAATCTATGTGCAACTATTTCAAATGGAGAACTACTAGACCCTAATGCAAACAGACTAGACCCATTAGACCCAATCATTCCTATTGTTTACAATTCCTTATGTGGAATGCCAATGTTAGATTCAGTAACTAATTGGGGTTCAATGGGGGCTATAACTGGACCTAACTTGCATGTTTATCGCATTGTAATTAATCGAAGTCAAACCTTCCCTGCTATTACTGAACTTATCAATTTAGGATTAGATGGAAGTTCTCAATGCTTATGGCCGCCGGTTAGTATACGCTTCTTATGCAAAGACCCTAACTACAGTGAAGGAGAATATCTCACACGAATCGCCAATGCTATGAACAACACAGCAGAGGACGGTTCGACTGCATGATTATTATTCACCGGACTGACCCATACCGTACAAGACGTATGGACCGCAATGACCCTAAGACTAGTTATGCTGATTGGCAAGCACAACGACAAAAGTATCTTGATTCAAGGTCTGAGTTAGAGGTGTTTAACGACTTACGTTATCAACAACTAAACAAAAGCGATGCGTTTTATTTTGGTCTTGAAGGTGCAATTAGTGAAAGACAAGCTATAGCAGAGGCAGAACGACCAATTGGTGATAGACAAGAGCGCCTATCCGACATACTGCACTTTGGTGTAGACGTTGGTCTAATCTTTGTTGGCGGTACTGCTGGTAAAATAGCAAGGTCAACTTGGCGTTTCTATCGAACTGGTGAACTTTAGTTTCTAATTGTTGTTGGAGTAGCCCAAGGATAAGGGCATTCGTAGTTTTCTAGGAAATCGAATACTGCTTTGCGAGTATATTCATTATTATTCCCACAAAGGAACTTTAGATAGTCTTCTGGGTACCATCTCCAAACAGACGTAGTATTGACGTTTACTATGAATCCTCCATATGGGTCAGGTGTCATAATGCAATCGTAGCAAGTACCATCCCCTGGTTGAAATACAAAGTGTCTGCATACGTTACCGACTTCTTCATCTTGTGTTATTTTCATACTGAAATACCCCACCCTAGTTTTTCTGCTGCTGCACCGCAAAGAATGCAACTAAGCATATCTTGTTCAGTGTGATGTACAATGCAACGTTCATCGCCTATTAATATTAAAGACCGGCATATTTCGCATTGTTGTTCAATTTTAAGATTAGTTAGAAACACCATTATTCCGCCTCCAGTCTTTCAATTAAATCCAGGAGCATAACTTTCTCAGTATTTGTTAAATCATTAGTTCTGTTTCTAAGATGAGAAGCAATATGAATTGTTGAAAGGTCGAATAGATCTAGGGCTCCTAAACCATCTAATCGATGTCGAATTGCTTTGTCAACAAACTCTGATTTGAATCCTCTTCTCACCTCTTCATTTAGGTCTTTTATCGTCGTTAAGCGCAGATTGAAGGTCTTAATTTGCCTCATTGTTAGAGCCTAGCGAGTTTTAGTTAATTAAATAACCCCAGAAGGGAAATCGGTCCGGCTTAGATTCAGGGGACTGCGCCCCTTTTCTCGCCAATCTCGGCCTAGATGTTCAAGTCTTAGATTGAAACTACTACTATAAACCTCGGTGGGATGTCCCGTACTTATGGCAAAAGCATCTACCCGTGATTTTGAGATTTATATTGAACTAGCAGCCGGAGCAGCCGGTAACACCGCATTAGATCTAACTGACTATGTTGACATCGCAGACAATCAAGCATTCGAAGTCCACGAAGTTGACATTGTTCTAGAC